TGCCAGGCTCGTTAAGGGTGACTAAGTAATCTGCCATTATAATCGTGTTACGCCTGGAATTACAAGAAGGTTTCCTTGTATGGGTCTAGTCTTATACGCATTAGGCGAAGTTAGAACTAAATCATACACATATCTTCCACCCTCTATTACTGTAGTGACAGTAGATGCCATTGCAACTTTTATCTGTCCATTGACCCTATTGGGAAATGTAACAGTAAAAGGCGTAGATTTTGAGGCCTCTGGATGTTTTCTTAGCTGTGCAGATCCAGTGTATCCTGTCAAATTCAAAGCCGACTGATTCTCATTTCTGATAGTAAAAGTCGCTTCAAAATCTACACCTTGATCTAAAACTAAGTTGATGTTCCTTGCCGTCATCTGTCAAAAGGGATTTTAGTTATTTATCTAATTTACTTAAAATTAGTTTCATCATGTCTTTAAGTTCATCAACATCATTCTTTAGTTTATCCATTTCACCAGCCTCATCCATCTTTTTCTGTTTCAATTTGAGGTAACTATTATATTCAGAATCAGAACAATTTAATATTGCACCTGATTCTTCATCTCTATAAAGAGATCCACTATCCTTTACTTTTACTTTATTCATTAGATGGATGCTATAGCTCTTAGGTCACGAATCTTAGGAACGTAAGCAAAGTTAGTTCCTGACATGATAATTTTTATTTGGAATCCATTGAACTGTGGTAAGTTCTTAGCATTGAACTCATACTCTTTATAATCTCCCTCTGTAGAAGATGCTAAAATTCTTCTATCAGATTTACCATTATTCTTTGCCGCATCTATAACTTTACCTTCAGAATCTAGATTTTCAAAGCCTGGGAATAGTTCAAATAATTGATACTGTGGTGGAGCATCTATTCTGAATATCCTATAAAGAACTCTGATGTCATTAGTTGAGTGTCTGTAAGCATCAAACATAACTTTCAATCCATCGGCAGACTTCTCAAGATTAACAATCTTAGATAAGTAAATTGCAGCACTAGGATCATTATCAATTGAGTTGACTCTACTATCTGTAGCATAATCAGAAACCTTTGAGTTGAGTCTATCCATGATGGTGATCATGTTGACTCTATCCAAGTCAATGAAAGGACTTACTTTAGGATCATCTGTAGTCAGAGTTGTCTGTAATGTAAATGATTTTCTGCCTGGGAAGTCAATTAGTTTCTCAAGTTCATTACTCTTAGAAGCAATAACTCTAGGAGTAGACAAGTAATTGTTACTTTGCAAAGATACAGACTCATATCCCTGATCAACAAATGCCTTCAAGTTTCCATCAGGACTGTTACCACTGAACGTTCTAATCTTGGCAGCGATCTCAGTTCCTTCTGGTAAGAGAGTTGCAACGTTAGGTCTAACAATATTGAAAGCAATATTCTGAGTTGCCATAGGACCGTAACCATTACCCACTTGTACATACTGTTGATCGTAACTACCGCCAGATTTATTCTCATTGAAGAATAGTTCTGGGAATCCACTTGCATTTCCAGTTGCTCTATCTACTCCACGACTTGATACACCAACCTTAACCCAGTAGTGATCTACATCAATTGGATACTTAGAAGTATCTGTTGGTAAGAAATTATGAGATGCGTTGATTCTTCTCAACGAAACACCATTCAACTCATACTTAAATATCTTATCATTGACTGCGTAATCGCCAGCCTTAGTATTATCAATAGATCTTGTTATATTGTTTATAGTAGATGTTGTAGTTGTAACACCAGTATACTTGATAATTTCGTTTCCTAGTTTTATATAGCCTGGGTTTGAGGTATTTACTGGTATATTCTCGAATGAAGTAAAGATACCAACAGCAGTCACAGTCATATCTTCTGTACTATCAGATTCAACCGAAGATGTTAACTTCTCTGGTTTAACATCTGCTTCTACACCAGATAATGTAACTTGATCGGTCTCCGAGTACATACCGTGATTGGAGTGTCTTACACGGAAGTGTAATCCATCAGTCACATTTTGTAAGTATTGGATAGAACCACCATTCACAATAGTTGTTCCACTACCACCAACATATACAATAGAAGATGATGAATCAACTTTAGGCACACCTTGAATACCCTCTAGAACTAGAGTATTGAAAGCACTTATTATACCTACATTATTGGGAATCGTTAACCTTAAATCTTTACCAAATCCACCAGTGTTAGTTGCATTAACTGTTAATACGTCACCAGCAGAATAGCCCGTTCCACCGATTGCCACTGTAGCCGCAACAGCAACTCTATTATCAACTGTCAAATTAACAGTAGCACCCGATCCTTTACCAAACTGTGATATAAGAGGTACACCAGAGTAAACAACAGATGTTGCAGCAAATCCACTACCAGCATTTGTAATTACTAAATCACTTCCTATACCGATAGCACCCAGAACCTTAGTTAAGTTTGCACTAAAGTTTGGATTTGCTTGTTGATAGATTGTAGTTCCCTCTGTCAAACCAGCCTGTTCAGCAGAAGTTAAACTCTTACCTAAACCAACTACTGCATTATAAGCAAGCATGTCAATTGGGTTAGGTGCAAGAGAAACAATCTGTCTGTTTCCAATATCTAAATCTGGATTATAGAAGTTGACTCTACCAGATGTTGATGTAAAGTTAGCTCTATAAAGATTGAACTTAAGATCTTCTAACTGACTAGGATCCCATGTAGCACCGTTCTGTGATTTGAACAATGAACCAAGTAGAGGTTGTTGAGATACAATGATCTTCTCAGAATCTGCAGCATTAACTGTAGTAATATCTTCTTCACCCATCCTAGAGATGTAAACGAAATATTCGTTAGATGCAGATAGAAGAACTAAGGCAAATTCTCCACCACCTTCACAATAAACAGGTGCAGGGAATGTGAATGTCGTTGGTTTAGAACCATCAGCTGATAATATGACTTCATCAGGATCAAGAATACACTCACCAAATGGCAAGATTTCTTGAGTAGGTAAACCAGTCTGTAAGGTTCTTACTTGTAAAGTAACAGGTAATTGGTTTGTATCTTTTGCTTGGAAGTAAACATCACACTTGGTAAGGAATACGCCATTGATATCAGGAACCTCAAATGATTGTGCAAGAGGGTCAACCCATCTTGTTTGAGTTGTAGATCTATTTGCAAAGGTATTTTCAATTACTAATCTACTACTTTCATCAGTCAGAGTTCTATCGGCAGACTGTGGTATTCTCTGTACATCTGCATTTCTTGTTCTAAGAGTTGAAGATTCTACAGTTTGAAGTGTACCAGATGATGTAAAGGTTGCTTCACCAGAACTATCTGTAAATCCAGAGATGGTTGAGTTTACAGGAGATGATGATAAAGTAAACGTTTTAGTACCAGTGTTGAATATTGGTGCAGAAGGAACTGTGGGATCTGGTAAGAATAGAGATCCAATCAATGATCCAGCTTTGTCAGTAATCAATCTGATTGCAGTTACAGTTGCGATAGCGCCACTAGATTGTCCTACAAGTTTCATACCAGTGGTGATATATCCATAGAAACCAGATGCAGACTGGAGTTCTAAAGCTGCAGTGTCAACGTTTAGAAGTGTAGTTGTAGATGAGTATGTAGATGAGATACTAGATGCAGGGTCGTATGGATTCTGCTTATAGACCTGTGAAGGATTATTATAAGGACCATACTTATGGTTCTGATTTGCCAATCTAAATCTAATTGCATCATTCGTTGTATTTGCACGACTGCCTTCTACAATTTCACCAGCACCAAACGTACCACTTACCATAGTAATTTCGACAAGTTTTGGCACGACATACTTTTGCATATCGATATTGTCAAAGAATGGATATAATCTTGTATTTGGCTTAAGTCTTCTACAGATAAACTCAATGTTTCTTGATCGCATTGTAGCGATAACTTCTGTGTTTACAACTTTGTCACCTAGACTTGTGGTATCAAATCTTTCGCCAACACGGAACTGAATACCTTCTCTTGTTTGGTTTGTAGTGGTTGTAGTTGTTTGCTCTTTGAAATCAAATGTTGTATCAAGGAAGTTAGTTGTTGTAGTAATTGGAATACCACGCATCTTTTGGAACTTCCCTCTCTTAGTACTCCTACCAGTAACTTCCGTATCAGTTCTACTAAACAAACTTGGTCCTGTGTCGATACTTGATCCTGTCCAAGTTGTTTCCCATGATCCCCAATCAACAGGTGATAGACCAGTATTACTGTCAGCGCCAGTAATTCCCATAGTAGAATTGAAACTACCTTCTATATCATAGGTAGCAGTAGTCCTTCTAGTCTCAATCCATGTGTCAGTGCCTGGATTTAACTCAACCTGACCAATCCAGTTTACAACAGCGAATGGGTTTACATTTTCAATACGAGTTGCAAAGTTATTTTCTAAGTAAATTGTGTCACTATAGTTCAAACATACAACGTCACCAATTCTTTTGACGTTAGTATCTCCAAGATCTTCTACAAATCTATAGTCAGCTGACGGATTTGAAGATGTTGCAGCACCAACAATCGCCTCTGACCCAAGTAATAAGTCAATAGAAGTTGTATAGTGTTGAGGTCTTAATCTACCAGAAGCTGCATCGATAGATGCTCTAAAATTACCGCTAGTTACATCACCACCAGTTACAGATTTGAAATTGTCAACAAAGAATCCAGACTTGAATCTCTCTAGATTAGTCTGAGGATCACGAAGAGACATATTAGAGGTCTCTACTTCAAGAAGAGATAATGAAGTATAATATTCAACGTTCTTCAACCTATTCTCAATCACATTGATATCCTTCATTCGATATCTCTTATGTTTTGCTAAAGATAGAGAAACATTAGCTGTATCGAATAAGTATGGCGGAATTGCAATAGTAGCAACTTCTAAAGCATTATCAATAGTATTTGGAAGTTTTGGTAGTTCAGATGGAACACCTTGAGATAGGGTAAAGATTCCTTCCTTACTTAAGAACAACTTATCAATTCTTCCAAGATAATATTCGTATGACAAATTAAATGATTTGTCTTTTGCAACGATATGAGATGAAGATGATGTACCAGCATTAAAGACTCTTGCTTCAAACTCCCAAGGTGCTTTACCAGCAATAGTGGATGTAACTCTAGGTCTTAGATCAATTACATCAGAAGCGGGAATACCATTGATGAATGGTATAACACTACCATATAGTTTTCTCTCGTATGAGTTAACTGTTACAAAGTCGCCTGGATCTGATTCATCAATAACAAAGTTATTGTAAACAACAGTAATTCTTCTAGTAGGTGCTTCGGTTCCCTCTTTTCTAACAAGTGCAGAGAAGTCAACGTAATCTAGTCTCTGGCCTGGATCAAACTCAAAGTTATTTCTGATGTCTCTATCGCCAGGTGTGAATGTTTGCACAACACCAGCAACTTGAGTTTCTTCAAAGATAACTTCCTCACCAATCTCAAAAGAATTTTCATTCTGAGAAACAAAACTGACTTGGTTTGAACCATTGGTAGCAACAAATACAGCAGAAGCTCCAGAGGTCTTACCCACTATAGTTTCACCAATTATGGCGTTCAAAATATTTGAATTTAAGTTTGTAAGTTCTAGAAGTGGGAATTGAGCATCAGTGGTTGATGATGATTCTAAAACTGCAAGAACTTCTGCAACATCACAAGCTCCAAGAGACAATCTCTGATCTTGAACTCTATTTCCGTATGCTGTATCATATGTCAAACCATCATTTAACTTCATCAATCCTGTCCCAGATTGAGTCTTATTAGACTTACTGATTGTATATGTTGTAACTCTCTTGAATACTTTTGCTTTTGGTTTTACATTTACTTTTTTCCAAGTAACTGTCAATACAGCTGCACCAGAAGCACTATCTAATCCAGATAGAGTAACTGTTCTGCCACTGACTGTAAGTTTCTGATTAGTTAGATTCTCTGTCTTACCAGTTGTCTTAAATGTAAGGTTGTAATCTTCTTCATCAAATGGTTCTAGAGTCAAGTCTGCATCAGTTTCTAAAGTTCCACTAAAAGCATTACTTGCAACTGTAATAGTATATGATTTCTTGAATAGTATATCAGCACCATTTGTATCTACACTCGCTACATTTGGTTTTGTAAGTTCACTGAATAAAAATGCCTTTGAGTTATTCTTTACTTCTAAAGTAACTTTGAATAAATCATTAACACTTGTATCAGCAGATGGTAATGCACCAGAACATACATTCTCAACGTCTGTGGTTGCTTCAAGACTGATTGCAAGTGCATTTGTAGCTGTAACTCTGTTGTAAGTAGGAACAGTATTTCCAGAAATACTATATTGAATAATATCTCCAGTCTTAATACCAGAGTTCACAAAGCTAGCACTAGGAGATGATATTGTAGATGCAGCACCAGATGCAGCACTAACGGTAAACTGTGTTGCAACAGGAGCAATTAAATGTCCTAGAGTTAAAGTAGGATCAGCAGTGAACGGATAGTTAGTCATGTCATTACTGACCAACTGTTTTACATCTTCTACTCCATAGTCTTCTACCTCTGTGATACTTCTATTCGCAGTAACACCATTGATGTAAAATTCTTCGCCTACTTGGAATTGACCAGATACCTGATACAAAGTAAGTTGCGTAGATCCATTTGATGAAGTATAAGCATATCCAGAAGCGTTACTGTTTTGTCCAACAATATATGCTGGAAGGTTTACAGTTGCTTTTGTATTGAGTTGTAGGTATGTGAATGTTTGAATATCATATAGAGATGATTCAAAAATTGTAGAGGAATCGGCATAACCAACATTCTTCAACTTCATATCATATACTCTAGCAACACCCACCTGATTACCATTGGCAGTACCAACAGTGGAAGTTCTTTCATTGAATAGTTTCACATAAGAACTAGTGCTAACACCAATAAGAGGTGATCCATAAACATTGTTTAATTCAATTTGTCTACCAACACTAAATGGTAAGGATTCATTTTCAATTTTTGCAGTAGTTCTTGGTTTAGGAACGTCAACAGTTGTAGTATTGAGAGTTTCTATTTCATATCCTTTAACATATGCTTTTCCAGGCCCTATAGACAAACACATGAAATCATCTGTAGGTGTATTGCCTTGTTGCGTTAGTTGATTAGAGTAGTATGCACCATTGTTTCCTATTCTGTCATTCAAACATTCTTTAGGGGAGACTGGGAATGGTTTGATGTAATAATGACCAGACTCGTCAAATGTTCTTCTTGCTAACTCATCTTTAATTAAATTATACTCATTTACACCAGCTTTTATAAATTTTTGTAGAACTCCGTTCTCGATTCTCATCAACTCTACAAAGTTCTCATCATTCAAGTCAGTAAGAGACTTTTTGATTAGAGTTGTAGATAGTTTAAATCTATCAGCACCAGGCGCTGCAAAGTTTGAGAATCCTCTTGCATTATCATATAGATCATTATCAGTAGCAGAGGCAGTTACAAGTTCTTCTTTTACTAATAGACCAACTCTATATGATGGAGTGCTACCATACTGATCTAATATTACAGTAGAGTCAGAGACAGTAACGAAGAATCCTCTAATGAAGTAAACACCAGTAGCAATCTTTGCTGCTGATCCAGTTGCAGTTGCATTTGATATGAGTGTTGTCGCAAAACTAGCACCAGATCTGATACTGGAAAGGGAGTAGTTTAGATCTTCTTCTAAGAGTAGGTTCTCTCCATCTGCAAATGTTTTTCTTGAAAAATCAGTATCACTAGAACTTTGATACTTGATGTATAAAGTGAACGCTCCTTTTACAGAAGTTCTATTATCAATATAAGTTTCTACCTTAGCAGTAACACCACTAGTTTCTCCTCTAATCTTTTTACCTTTTAAATTCTCTAGATACAAAGATACTGGAATACCTAAGTGTGCATCGTCGATTTGAACACAAGTATATTCTGAATCATAAGCAATCTGGCCTGGAATTACAACAGAACCTTCTTTAAAGAAATGCTTACCAAATTTCTCAACCTGACTCTGTAGAATAGATTGAAGTGTTGTAAGTTCTCTAGACTGTACAGGTAAACCTGGCTTGAATAGTACCCTCTGATAATTTTTTAACTCATTAAAATCATCAAAGTATGGAGATGAATTTAAGTTGGTATTTTGTGGCATTTGCTTTTAGAACTCCAGCACTATTTTAATGTCTTCCTTTTGACTTGCGGATCTAGGAATCGCAGTCCTGTTATCGATGTAAATTATTTCACCAGATTTAGTATTGAACTCAGCAGATGAAATACCAGCACTAAAACTCATACCAAGTTGGTATGTCTTATTATTTATTGAGGTACTGACACCGTTATAATTGGTATCAACAGACAATAAAGAACCAGTTACAGATGAACCTTGGATAGTAACTCCGTATCCAGTATCAGGGTTTGAAGTAAATGGAATTATCTTATATCCAGTTTCACTTGAAGCAAGACCCATTGGTTGATAATACTTTAATACTCCAGTAACTTTGTCCCATGACGCTACATAACCTATCGCAGTTGATCCTACACCAACTGTTTGAGTGATCTCAGAGTCAACAGCATAAGTTGTTGCTGTGGTAACTCCACTTAATTTCAATGCTTTTAAACCACTGACCATAGCAGTGTCTAGTAATTCTGTGTTACTACCAAATACAGTGGGATTTTTTATAAGTCCAACCCTAGCAAAATCATTACCTTCAATGATGTCAGGGTTAGTTTCTAATGTTTCAAATCTGGAATATAATAATGCTCTGTATGCACCTAACTCTCTGTAGATGTCATATCCATGTCCTCCTTTAGGTGGAATGATAACACTAAAACTAGAAATAGATGTAGTTCCTATTCCAGTATTGGTAAGGTTAGCAAGAACACCGCCAGACTCACTGCCAGGAGCGCCTGGGAAGAACTGTATGGATCCGTGGGTATATCCTTCTCCTCCGTCAGTAACAAATACTTCAGAAACCTTTCCGAAAGAATCAATCGTAATTGTAGCCTTTCCTCCTGATCCATCTCCGAGAATTGGAACATTGGCAAAAGATGTAGAGATCGGTTGATAGTTAGAGCCTCTATCATTAACAACAACAACTTCGATTTTTCCATCTATAGCATTAGCCTTTGTTGCAACAGTCTCGCCTTGTTTGCCCCAGTCTTCGGGCACTGGTATGTATTCAATAGAGTCAAATTTAATGATTTCGGATGGTTTAATCGTATAAAGATATTTCCAAACGTAACCATCGCCACTAGTGCCAGCTGCTCTTGGCTCAAGGTCAACAAATGTGGGTTGGTCATATGAAGGCCTACCCTTGGGGTTCTCAGGGTCTGATCCATTTTGGAGACAAATGTAAACTTTCAAGTCTTCATTTACTATGTAGTAATTTGAATCGTACAAACTACCTTGTGAAGTAATTGGTGTTAAATTGTAAATATTATAGTCATGTCTGTACATCTCATAGGTAGTACCAGCAACCCATGACACCTTTCTAACAAGTCTGCGAACATCCTTGTCAGTAACTTTCTTCATAGCAATGATAGACTCTTTGATAGAATACTCTTCCTCAAATCCGTCTAGGGGTGATGGGGTATCGGTTGGCCATGTGGCAGTACCGCCTGCCTTTGATTCTATGGAATTAGGTAATCCCATAAAAGCGTAGTATTTGTTAACAGTTGATCCGACTCCGACAAAACTTTTAACAAAGGTTTCGGCATTTAAAATTCTAAACTGTTCGGATATTATAGCAGGCATTTTAAAAAAACTAGTCTTTTTGTTTTATTTAGGGGTTAAGTCATTGGTTTATTTCTGGACACCACAGCAGCTGTGGATAATCCTACATTACCGTTCATAGTATTGACGAGGAAACTTGTTGGATTGCCAGCACCACGATTTTGATAACCGAAGATTTGTCCCCAACTATATTTACCCCAGAATGTGTCAGTGGTTGCTGTTGTAGCAACACCAACTTGAATTGTGTTATTACCGTAAGGAGTAGGTCCTGGCTGGAAAGCACATGTGACTGTAACTAATCCAGAAACGGCATCACCTGTTGTGATTTGTTCAACTCTGAATACACCACCAAGATAATCACCAGAAGTTACCATACCGACAGGTTGATTTGAACCACTTGAGGTTGTTATACCTGTAAGTGCATGCCCTACAACCAAAGAACTATCATAGATTGTGAAATAATCACCCTGTGATAATCCACTAAAGTTAACTCCAAGATCATTTAGTGAAGAATAACCATAACCTAAGTTAGTGTTATCGTTGTACTGAGACTTGAGTGTAAATGCCAGTCTAGGTAATACGTTAGCAGAGCCTGGTAGCCATGTATTTATTCCTACAATATCGCCAAAGTCGCCTTTTGCATCGATTGAGAATATTTCTTCACTCTTAGTTTTATCTGATTCTACAATAACTGGAGGACTACTACCAACTCTATATCCAAATCCACCATTAGTAATGGTGACTGATGTGATAACTCCAGCAGTTGCAGATGCAGTTGCAGTTGCCCTGTTAACTACTGGGTCTGCATAGAAAGTAGTTGTTCCTGATCCAACTGTAATAACTCTATTACTTGCAAAATTACCATAAGGTGTTTGAACAAGATCACGAATTTCTTCAGAATGACTTACAGTTCTTAAATTCCAGTTCGCAAGATCGAATGAATAGTATAGTTGACCCACTGTACTAATTCCAACGTAGATATTATCAAAGAACTTGATCTTAGCAAAGTCAAATGTAGCAGGGTGTTGTGTTCCAGCTGGTAACTGTTGACTCCAAGGTTGCCAGAAGTTCTTATTGGTTGAAATACCAATCGTACCACTATCACCAACAACAATGAATCTGTTACCATCATATATGATATCATTTAAGTCGTTAGCAGTATTACTTACTTTATCACCCCATGCTGTTCCATCGTTAGATGCAAGAATAACACCACCGTTACCTACAGCGATGTATTCTGACTGTCCATAGCATACTGCATTTAGAGTCTGTAGTGTTCCTGAGAACTGACTGTATGCAGAATCAGTTGTCATACCCACAGCGGTGAATATAGATCCAGCAGCACCAACTGCAACCCAAGTATCTCTAGTTCCCTCCCAAACAACACTCTTGAAATTACCAGTGTATGTACTTGGGAATGTACTTATCTGAGCAATAGCAGGGATTTGTCTTTGTTCTAGTAGTGCTAGAGGAGTAAATGCACTGATACTATTACCAATCGCAACTGCTCTTGCTATAGATCCATAATCACCAACCGCCATGACGTATACATCAGGACTGAAGACAGTATTACCTACGCCAACACCATTGAATGTGACAGTTCCACCAAATCCAATTCTACCTCTCTCCCAGAATGTACCACTCTTAGTATTCATGTAGAAACTACTTGTACCAACAGCAACATATGGAGCTTCTTTGGATATTGCTTTGAATTCTACAGCTGAAGTAATACCAGTAATCGCATCAAACTTCCACGCAGAGATTGGATCTTCACGTTCTATTAGAGATGATGAGATAGCAACAGTTGGATTAGAAAGATTAGCATATCCAGTTCCACCAAATCCAATTGTAAGTGATGATATACTTGATGATGTAGAAACAAGAGAAGTAACAATTCCAGGCTCTACATTTACATCTTCAAATATTGTGACATTTCTTTCAGACTGTATTAACTTGTCTATAGCGTTGAATACTGGGAACGCATTGTTTACATAGAAACTATCATCCAAATCACCAACATTCTTAATAAGTCTTGTGGTTGGTAGAACTCTACTCTTCAAAGCTGGTCTAGATTTAGATATTAGAATACCAGAAAGAATTTGGTCTTGCCTCTGTTTCTCCCATGATAAAGGTCTCTCTGCATCAGCAGCAGTATCAATACCAATACTATTGTAAGTGAATGTTTCTAAAACATCAGAAGCAATAATTCTCTTAGTTGTTCTTTCAAATTGATCTCTGTCTAGAGGATCATTTCTATTTTCTTTGATTCTAACAATGTCACCCTGTTTAACTGATGCTACTGGTTCTACAGTTTCAACATCTCTCTTAGATCCTCTAAAGTAGAATACAGAACACTTAGAGTTTGCCTTTGGTGCCTCACTAAAGATAACTCTACTACCCTTAAATGTATAAGAGGATTGTGGAGTCTGTAAAATATCATTGACGTAGATAAAGATATTATTAGTAATATCCATATCACTACCAGGCAAAGTCTTAAGACTTAAGATTTCGGTAACACCAGCAGTTGTAACTGATAGAGTAAATTTCTTACGTTTGTCATTGAAGAACTGTGATATATCATCAAACAGAATGAACTGGCCTGGATAGAATCCAGAGAAAGTATCATTCTCTAATTCTTGAACTGTTAATTGGAATTCTGTAAGAACACCTACTCTTGGGTCGGTGGCAATACCAGAAACAGTTAGGACTTCTTCGTTCTTATAAGCAGTTCCTTCTTCTGTGAGGTTATATTCAGCAATATTACCATCAACATTGATACGGAAATCAACCACCGCATCTGTTCCAAGACCAGTAGAACCAGAAACGTATTCTAGCTTTCTATTAAAGTATGGATCTGGAGGTGCAATATCAACGAAAACTGGTTTATCAATTCTACCACCTCTCTTAAATAGAGATCTTTGTGTTGTAACCCCAGCATCAACTCTGAATTTTCCAGCATCTAATTTTTCAATAACATTGAATCCAGAGTATCCCTTTTCGATAGAAGATGAAATTCTCTTACCTTGTTGTGAGATACCAGCCCTAGCATAGTTGTGATCAACAGTTGAAATACCAACATTTACAACATAAGTTTTACTATCAATTATCTTATCAATAAATGTACCACCAGAAGCAAAGTCTTCACCACTAGGAGAGTTATTTCTAAGTCTAGGTGCAAGTATGACACCTTGAATCTTACCACCAGAGTTGTAGAAACTAGGTGTGGTAGATGGGCCTACTTGAGTTTCAATTTGAGTATTACTGAGAACTCTAGTAATTAATGATCCATTGTAATAAGGATCTCCTCCTTTTGGATAGAATTGTTTTGTAGCATAGTTATCCTGAGAACATGAGAATAAGATAGACTCAGTTTTCAATTTAATATTTCTACCAACACCAGCTGCGGTTGTGATTCCATGAACTGCTGGTAAGAAGGCAGTCATAATACCAATAGATTCATTATAATCCGCATGATTGATATTGTATTCTACTCTTGTAGAAACACCAACATTCAAAGTCACATTGTTAGATGTTACGGCAGTTGGATATAATGCAGCGTTATGTGCAGGGTCAGTCGTACGAGGATATGGATGTTCTGTTGCATATTGATCCATAGAACAAGCATAAACCAATCCGCCTGTTGCTAAACCAACACTAGTCGTAGTTGATAATCCGTGTGAGGTATCAGTGGTTATTGTTGCTAATCCACTGTTTGCGTCATAAGTTGCATTAGTTACATTGAACTTGACTCTAGATGTGATACCTACGTTAATTGTGAATGTATCTGTCGTAGAAGTAACAACACCAACTTCCACATTGTGTATAGGATCAGTTGTTCTTGGATATGTGTGATCAGTGGCATAGTTGTCCTGAGAACATCTCCATGTATATGAATCTGTTGCAAGACCAATAGTGTCTCTAGCAATTAACATTCCATTAAGATCTGCGTTCTCAAATGTGTGAATATAATTACCACCACTGATAACAGAGTCAGCAGATGCAGAAACAAAAATATGTTCTGATTGATTAGATGATTTTCCTACATCCAGAGTAATTGTAGTATCTGTTGTAGAAGTAATTTTAACAGCAGTATTGTAAGCAGGGTCTGGGCCAGATATACCGCTTGCCCTTGGGTAGAAGTGATTTGTCGCATGATTATCTAAAGCACAGGTAAATTTGAATCCTCTAGTCTTAAGTTTTACAGAAGTTCCTTTCTTAAGTGTATGAGATCCAATGTCCACAGTCATCAAACCAGTAAACGGATCAAAAGATCCACTTGTGGGACTGTGGTAAACTAGAGGTGAAGTTCCAACGTTTACAGAGAACTTATCAAGGTCAACAGTTGTGACTGATAACCACTTTTGATCTGCTGGATCTTTAGCTCTTGGATAACTCTTAATAGTCTTCCGTTTATCCATAAAGCATCTAAATCTTATGGAATCTCTTGCAAACTGAACTCTATTACCAGTCACCATTCCATGTCCAGCAACTGTACATGTCATAATACCAGATCCAGCATCATAAGTTGCAAAAGTGACACTCTTAGGTAACGCACCATTAAATCCGTGTACATTGGAGAACACGGTCATGATACCTGTAGTTGCAGTATAGGCTGCAGTAGTAATACCGTAGTTAACTATTGTTGACACGCCAACATTGATTGTTATAGTGTCAGCAGATGTAGAACCAATACCGACTGATACATTACCACCGATAGGATCATCAGGACGAGGATATGCGTGTTCTGTTGCAAAATTATCTCTAGCACATGTGAATCTTATAGATGCAGTATTGATACCAACAGTGTCTCTAGCTTTCTTAAGACCACCAGTAGTTGCACTCTGGAACCAGTGTGCATTTACAATGGTAGATACACCAACATTTACAGAGAATGTATTTACACCGACATGATAGATTGGTAGCCACTCATTCAAGAATGGATCAGAATATCTTGGGTATGCCTTAGTTGCAGTATATCCATCTAGATCACATTTGAATGAAATTGATTCTAAGTCAAACTTGACATACTCACCAGCAACGAAACCATGATTTGCAATGGTTGGTTCTAGTACACCAGTACTAGCATTATACGTCGCCGTCGAAATTGTATGAGCTGAGTGATCGTAATAAGAGTGTCCAGCACCCACGTTAAGTACAAGTTCACCTGTACCAGCATTGTATGTGGATGTTGATATAGAACGTTCCTGTATTGTAGAAGGCCCAACTCTTACCTCAAAGGTATCTGTAGTTGCAGAAACGATTCCTAGATTTGTATTATACGCTGGGTCTGTCTTACGAGGATACGCATGAACAGTTGCATAGTTATCTTTAGCACACTTGAAGTTCAAAGAACCTTCTGCAATTTGAACCAATTGAGTTGGTCTTTCTATAGCATTTGCAACTGATGACTGATACCAGTATGGGCCATAGTCTCCACCACCAGTAATGACCGCATCAGTTCCAACACCAACTAAAGTATATGGATAATCACCACCAGCAAGAACACCACCAACCGCCACACCCTGATTAGGTATGAATGTATAGATGTTTGCTCCACCAGTAGCTCCAACATCAACAGTGAATATTGTACCAGCACAACTAACAATACTTACTGGTTTATCGTAGTAAGGGTCTTGTGGTCTTGGATAGAAGTGACTAGATTGGAAACCGTCTTGTTCACATCTAAATCCAAGAGCTCCAGCTTTGAACTTGATAGTTTCTCCAGCTTGGAAACCATGTAGTCTGTCAAGAGAAACAGTCATGATACCCAACGCTGGTGTGTAATCTGCAAACCTTATGTTATATGGAACTATGGTTGTGATACCAGCATTGACTGTGATGGTTGTTCCAGCAATACTAACAATAGGTACAGCGGTGTTGTAAGTAGGATCTTTTGATCTAGGATAGTACTTAGTTACAGTGTTTTGGTCAGCAGTACATGTAAATCCAAGTGAACTATCTCTAAACTTAATACTTTGTCCAGCCTCTAAATCATGAACTCCAATACTCATTGTCATGATACCTACAGACGGTGTATAATCCGCTCCAGACACAGTGTAATCTACTCTAGTAGTAATACCAGCAAAGACCTCAAAAGTGTCAGTTGTCTTGTTTGATATTGGAACCCAATTGTTACTTAGAGGGTCTGTAGATCTTGGATAGTATTTTGTTGATGTAAATTGATCTAATGAACACTTCCAACCGATAGAATTATCTGCAATTCTAACCATGTCTCCATTTGAGAATCCATGACTAGGAACTGTTATAGTTAAGATACCTACAATTGGATTATAGTTAGCAGTTGTAAGTGAATGTTGACTAGGTCCTGTCAAACCATGTCCATTAAGAGTCAATAATAATGAACCAGTACTAGGAGTATAATCAGCATCTGTAGGTGTGATTTGTGATCCACCAACTATTTGAACAGCATTAGTATCTGCACTTACAAATTGATGTGCATAATCGCCACCAATTTTTATTGTTTTTTCATCAGAACTTACATATGTGTGTGCATAGTCGCCACCAGCAAAGGTAGATGTTGCAGTTGCACTGTAGAACCCATGTAGATAAGGTCCTCCAGTTAGTAATGGCTCATCTACTGAACGGAGGAATTGATGAGGATAATCACCACCATATATGATTGCCCCAGCAACTGCCTCTTCAAATCTGTGAATGTATTGATTCTTGACACGAGATATACCCACATCCATTGAAAGCCCAGTGCCAGCATATCCTGTAATTGGGATAGAAGTATCGTATGCAGTTGATCTACTTCTTGGATAATAATGATCTTTTGCACCATTATCTAAAGCACATGTAAATGCAAGACCAGTTAAGATAACATCTTTACCTACCTTGTATCCATGAGGTGCTGCAGTCGTTACAGTTAGAACTCCAGTTACATTATCATACAACGCACTGGAAACACCTAATGCAGGGTCATAATCGCATGTAAAGGCAATACCAGATAGTATTACACAATCATCTTCTGTAAGATTATGATTCTTTCTAGTTGTGACAGTTGCAATACCAGATGTCTCATCATACTCAACATGACCAACTTGAACAGCTGGAGCACTGGTAAATGTGACTGCTACACCAGTTACGTTTACAAAGTCATCAGTTTCTAATTCATGTCCTTCAAATGGTATGAATGAACCAACACCAGCTGTCGCAGTGTGAACACCAGTGGTTGTTACTGCCATACCAATGTTCACTGTAAAGTTTGTTGCACTTACAATACCTGTGACACCAAAATATTTTTGTGAATCTGATGGGAAAGTCTTACTTCCAATACTGGTATCAAATACAATATTAGACAACTTGACAACGTTTGAAGTCGTTAGTCCATGAGCAGATGCTGCAGTAATTGTTGCAACACCAGAGAATGACTCAAAATCTATTTGAGATATATTAATACTTGTTCCGTCCTGAGCACCATGAGCAGTAACTGTTGTAATACCGTTAATTGGTGTTTGTTCCAGATATTGAATTGTTTTGGGTTTATAGAATCCAGTTCCACCTTCCACAATACTAAAACTTGTAATTATACCCGCTTCTGCTCTGTTTACAACACCACCACTTACATAATTATGTTCAAATGTAGAGATACCAACAAAAGCTCTGAATGTATTCGCAGTGTGTCCACTTAAAACATCAAAACCAATTACATTTCTACCTTCCATGATTGCAGTATCAACGCCTGCTTGCACCAATCCCCCGCTAACATAGGCTAATGGTTGCGTACTGACACCACAATCAACTAATACGTTTAAGTTATCAATAATTTCTACAACAGGATATGCGTCTTCCCTGAAAGTAAATGTAGATATTCCCTCTGTTACCTGAACCTGTTTTATTAATAAACTTCTACTTTGGTTAGTTGCAGTTCCTAGATAATGACCACCTGTTACACCAATGGTTGTAATACCAGTTATGTAATTATAACCAAAGGTATTAATATTTCTTAGAGCAGATACTGGAGTAAATGTAAATCCAGCACCAGTAATTCTTACTCTGTCATTTTCTACAAATCCATGAGGACTACTAGTGGTGAATGTACATATACCAGCGATATGATTATAGTCTGCGGTAGATATAGCAACTGCACTTCCTGATGATGTTCCAAGAGTAGCGCTGAGACTTGCACCATAACCTTGAGATGATCTGACTGTTATTTCTGGTATTGCCCTATATCCTTGTCCCTTTCCTTCTATCTGTATAAATTCAAGACTACCAGTTGTTCCAACACCGACTCTTGCAGCAGCTTTGATTGGTAAGTAGTATCCAGAACCTGACTGTAATCCTACTTTGTTAATTCTTCCAGCTCTAGGAACTCCACTTAGAAAATTAAGTTTGTTTTCTGATGAATCTACGACTTCAAAATCTAGGCCAGGTGTCTGAACAACATTGTTAATTAGAATAAACGGATTGTTACTTATATCTACTCCTGTGTTGACATTGTTGTAGAGAGAAGTGACTACACCTAAGTTCTCACTCACAGTAAATTGTGTGCCTGCAACTCCTGTAAATTCTAATGCTATATCATCAAGAATAACGTTTTTATCTGCTGTATCAAATGGATCTAACTTCCTAGAGAACAATCTGCCAGAGAAAGAAGAACTAGTCTTAAGACCTATAGGACCTGCTTGTCCATATGGTGCATCTGTAAAGAATATATTATCATCTATAATATTATAATCACCAGTAAACACTGAACTAAGTCCAACACCATGACTTGTAGATAGAGTTCCAAAGGCACCTCTCTCCACAACCACCTGTGAATTGGTAGTCGTACTGAATACAGGATAGTATCCTACACCAGTGTTAAATATGATAATTTCAGATATTGTACCAACACCACTAATAACAGGGAAAAATACACCTTCTGTTGCTGGTGTGGTTGTTCCCTCAATAGTAATCTTTGGAGGATCGGTTGCAGCATACCCTGTACCTCCGTCTAAAACTTCAATTTGGTAAACACCATATACTGAGTTAAATGACGGTCTGAGTAGAGCTCCTGATCCTGGCGTAACTCTTGTTGACATTTATTCCTCTATATGATGTTGATAGAACTACTGCAATAAACTCTGGTAACTCCAGTGCTATCACGAATTATGCTAAACGTTAGTATATCATCATTACTCGTAGCAGGCGGAGGATTACCACCAACCCATTTAACACCGTTTGCAATTTGAGTGCCGTTTACTGTAGTTGCATCACCATAAGTATATCCAACTCCAGCATTGTTTATAAGTGTAACTGTAGTTGCTTTACTATTCTGACCACTAACATTAGTGAAAGCCCATGTCGTAATCGAAGTCGTTATACCACCTAATATCACAGAACCCTGAGATACATCCATAGTTATTGTGCCGCCTGCACTTACAGTCAGTGTATCACTAAAGTTCCCTACAACTCTTTCCGTAATATCGGAATTAAAGTTGACTTGATCCATCAGGGTACTTGCACCACTGACTAGAACATCACCTTGTACATCTAATCTACATGTTGGAGCAGTAGAACCTATACCAGTATATGCCTCGTTCGTAACTACAAAAGATTTGTTATCGCTTACTGCAGCATCTGATACTCGCAATCCATGTCCAAGTCCTTTTGCAACTGCCCAAATAGTTGGTCTTTCAGCAGAGAATGATGCAACTTCTAATTGCGATGTAGGTAAAGATGTTCCAATGCCGACCATACCGTCAGCCTTAATTCGGAACATGGTTGTTGCAGTTCCAACTTCAATAGGGCCATCTGCAATCGCACCAGGCTGTTGAATTGTAATTTTACCAATATCACCATAACTCGTTGTTACAACACCACTCGTGTTGATGTTTATATCATCAGAAACACTCGCTGCGATTCCAGCAGCAACAGATGTTGATGCAATACCAGCATTTGTAGAATAACCAGCAGTGCTAGCAAAAGAAACAAAACTTACAAGGTTAGCACCATCTCCGAATATATCGTAGATTTCGTTGAAGTTATTATTGATCTTTATAGTCCCTGCCAATAGGGTATCGCCCGTCCCATCATTGGGAGCCGAACCAGTACTAATCCCTTGTTTAGCCATTACTTATTGAAGTCTTTTTTGTTATTTATAGTTAATATGGAGGGTTATCATCCATAGTAGCAAATGTGTTGTCAATTGTGGTCACACTTGAGTTCACTCTTTTGGTATCATAATAAAAACCAGTAGCTACTGTACTGTTTGAAACAGCAGTCCTTGCCTGAGCAAATGTTGAGTCACCTACTTGTTTTACCTTCAAGAATTCGTCATCTAACTTGATGACATCTCCCTTTGAAATAGATGCAATACCAGTCGTTACTGATATTCCCTGATCTGTTGGTCCGACAGAATCGGCAACTTGGACAGATAACTTCTTGTTCGTAATAGGAGTTTGTATAATATTATCAATTAAGATAAGAGCTTGTTTATTTGGTTCTGCAACCTTGAGGAAGTGTGTTCCAGTTCCTAGACCAGTAAAGGTGAAAGGAAGCGAAGTTGATAAACCAGAAATTCTAAACTTAACATCATCTATCTTTTGTACAAATAAAGTGTCAGGCATAACATTAGTTCCTAACTCCACAGGAGAAAGTAAGATGTTATTGGTTGGTGTTGTTCCCCCAAGGTATGTACCAGCGATAGAAATAATATTAGTAGAAGCATATCCAGTTCCTCCAGTTACAACCTCAACCTCAGTAACATCCAAATTACTATCCCTAGTAACATTAAATGTTGCACCTGTTCCGCCAAACTCTGGTACAGTTGATGGAACATTAGTGTATGTTGTTGTAATACCAGTTCTAGATCCTGTTGTTTTAGTAACTGGGAAGGTAAGATTATTAGCTGGGGTTGCACCACCCAAATATGTACCAGCGATACTTACGTTGTCGGTAACGAAGTAATCAGTTCCACCATTAGTTAGAACTACTGCTGTTGATATACATTGTCCAGTGGTTTGATCAAAATCAAACCTAACTTGGAATGTAGCACCACTACCTCTAGTAGAGATGCCAGGCACACCACCTTCTGCCATTCCAAATCCATAAAATCTAAACGCTGGGCCAGGAGGATTCTCTGTGACTGCAATTCCAGTAACAGGGCCTGGAATCTGTATGTTATATCCATTTTCATACATTGCACTACCACCGACACCAGATGTTTTAACAGCCATGACAATATCTCTAGATCCTGTAGTATGAGAAGTAGTAGCAATACCAATCTTAGAACCACCTTGAGTGTCTAATAAAATTGATTGTCCACTCTGGAAATTATGACCCACAATACTAATAAGGTTGGATGCAATATCTACATCGGCAGATGCTGCAGCATTATATGATTTCTTGAATACAGGTGATCCGCCTACAGTCAATCCAAACTGTTTACTACCAACTAGTGTTCCTGTTCTGTCATGTGATCCATTAAAACCAGAAGATATATCATCAAGATTCAAGACTTTATTAGTCTTGTTCATAATGAAACTCTTAATTGGTCTGCCTTCTGGGAAGAAGATTCTTTGTACAGAACCATTTTCTAATTGATCATCCTCAGTAACAACTGCAAAGTTATCTCTCTTGCCCATATACATTTCATTATCAATATTGACAATCAACTTAACGCTTGTATCTACTGCCTTGACTCTCATGTTAGTAGACTTAGCAATTCCTACAGTAGCGACATTGGCAATAGGATCACTTTCTATAATCAGATCCGAGAACTCTAAGAAACCTGATGGGTGAACAATAGATTTAACTGATTCTTTCCATGTTGAATATGGTAGTTTACTCTTGATTGAGTATGAGAACTTCTGGAAATAGAAGTTATCCGATAACCTCTGACTGAAATCGTTGAGAATACCAACGTTCATGTCATTCTTAGAAACTTTATCTCTAGTTACGCCAAGAGTAGTTCTGACCCTAAATCTATTAACATCTCTAACTGAACCAAGAAGTTGTGACACCTCACCAAACAACCTATCGCCAGGCAAGAGAGTACCAATGGTATCTCTCAATCTAAGTTGACTGATCTTACCATTCCAACCATTCTCAGCAACAAAACCTTCAAACTTAGTGGATGTGACTTTTTCACCAGACAGGTACTTAGCATCATCAATAATTGTCATATTGAACTTAGCCATGTCATTGTAGTTGACAATAGAACCTAAAGTAAAGTCATCATCATAATCACCCAGTGTTACAGTAGAGATGCCAGGAGCATTTGCCATACTGAATGTGACAGTGGCATTTTCAGTACTAACTCCTGTTACATTGAAGAATGAGAAGTCATAGTCGGCAGAGTTAAAGTTAGCCTCTCCATTAAGTTTAGATGCTGGTGTTATTCTACAGTTTTCTACAAACACTTGATCACCAATAGCAAATGGTAACTTAGTTTCTGTACTTGCAAATCCAGTTGTTACTGGTCTATTGAACTGTGCATCCAAAAGAAGTTCAGCAGTTACAGTTGTACCACTGTGAGTAATCGCATCAATGTCATATCCATTAGAATTATTAGTTGTTATAATACTAAGAGGTTCACTAAACTCAAAAGCATTTTGAATTATATTAACCTTATCTACAGATCCCCCTGATATAGTTGCTTCAATTGACACATTACTATTACCTCTTACTGCAAGTTTAGGAGGTTGATTATATCTTATACCACCATCTATTACTCGTATCTCATCCATCCTTGCAATACCACTTACATCAACTATAGCAGGGACACTTAAGAATGGCAATAGTGTAGGGTCAGTTGGATAGTCAAATCCATCTTTGATTCTTTCTACAATGTCTATTTGACCAATCTCAGGAGAAGAAACTTTCACAATGGCATCTTGACCTTGGGTACTTGCAAAACCAATGACTCTAGGTAAGATAGTATATCCTTTGCCTGGGAAATTGATTTTAGTAGAGTTGATAGGCCCTCTTGCATTTTTAGATGCAGTGCTATATGTGATTGTACTTACACCAACTCTCGATATAAGTTTCTGTGGCTCAGGAGGTTTTTCTTTTAAGTTGAAAGTAAATGTAGTATCATCTTTATTGATGATTGCATGATCAGTCTTTAGAACAACATTTTTGAAAGTAATATTGTTTCTACCTACAACTTCGGTGTCAGATGTGCCATATAACTTTCTATTGTCAGAAGGAACTATAGGAGTTAGACTATAGAATGTCTTTGAAGGCCAATTGTTTGTTGTATTGATAGTTACTGTGGCGTTTGCATTTCCAGATATGCCGCTTCTTGTAATATTAAATCCAGTATCATTAGTTCCGTTAACATCTAATTTTTCTTTAAAAGTAATATCTTCAAAGAAGTCAAGTCTCATGTCTAAAAGACTTTGATCAGATACGTCAAATGTGATTGTATTACCAGTCGTAAACTCTAGTGGTGGATTGACTTTTGCAATGTAACTTAAATTATTAGAGGATGCTTCACTAACAGTTGATATTGATACTGGGTTAGAATCAAATACATCTGCCTTATACTTACAAAGTTGAATGGCATCACTACTTTCTCTAAGAATAAAATACGTCTCATTATTGACTAAACCAGTAATAGTATTACCATTGTTATAGAATACAACCTTATCTCCACTCTGTAGAGAATCATCGGGTATTGTAATTTCAGTCAAGTCTGTTGAGAAAGCAGATACGGCAAATCCTATTCTACCTGTAGTGACTTTAGCAATCACTGGATCGTATCTAACTACAGTTGTTTCGGTAGATTGTGGTAAAGCGTCTAATGTGATAACATCATCAGTCAATAATCCATGAGCTGATGTTACTCCCACTTCACCAAAGAATCTTTCTACCTTAGATGTTACTTTAGGGAAGTTAGTTGTAAATGAATGTGCAAATCCAGAATTAGAAGCCACATTGTAGAACCATACTGCATCACCTGTAGTAGGAATACCAGTAGTGGACAATCCAATATAATCTGGTTCAAAGTTAACTGCATATACATCACCATTATTAGGAAGAACCTCTGTACCAACACCAGATGTTGCTCCAGCAGATACTTTCGCCCATACAAGAGAAGTTCCACCAATACCCATATTATAGGTTAGCTTTTGTCCTGTAAAGAAAGTATGATCTTTAATATAGATTCTTTGTTGAGGAACGAATCTATTTTCAACTGTTTGTACCGTGCTTAGACCAGTAAGAGGTAATGTATAGTGTGTGCCAGTAGAACCAACACCAACTGTCTGTTGTGGGTTGAAATAGGTGATAGTGTTCTCAAAGGTGTATCTCATCAATGTAGAGAATCCTATTGGGAATGAGAACTTCTTCGGTTTCAAAATAATATTGTTTGTTCCGACTGCATGAGTCATTGCAGCACCAACAAAGTTTTCTCTGTTTACAAAGAACCTAGAGAACTGTGAATCGATAGCAGTAATGGTAAACGACTCAGTTCCAATTCCAATAGTGTCATTTACAGCAAAACCACTTACATCAGTAACAAAGATGGAAGTACTAGGGCCTGTTGTGCTTACATTACCTAACTCTACTGAAAGACCACAAGTTTTGTTATTAACGGTAACTTTCTTAGCTCCATTGAACTCTGTGAAGTCAGATGTACTAATACCACTGATTATTAGAGTTTCACCGTTTGCAACCTCGTGTGGAATACTTGTTATACCTACAATTTCATTTTTATTCTTTACTAGCTCAGTTTCTGTAAAAGTAGTGACTCCGATCTGCACTGTGGAGATAGGTTTACCCAAAACAGATCCAACGACAATATTTGCTCCAGTTCCATCGGTTCCAGTGCCGTCTAGGTCTAATACATCATCTACTTTGTATCCATCCCCTCTAGAGAAGATAGTTACGGAAGAAATACCAGAACTCTTGATTTTAGTGACTTCAAACTCTTGTTTTAAGGCATCTCTGACATCATCTATCAAATCATAGTCAGAATTACCATATGAGAGATAATATGGAGCTACGTTTCTTGTAAGTTCTCTTTCAGTGATGTCAATATCCTGATTGAAGAAAGTTACGAAGTTTTCATCGATAGGAGTGTCTTTAAATGATCCACCAATCAAATATGGGAATTTTGGTTTGGCAATACCACTAGAATCAACATCTACGCTGTAGAAGTAAGCATATACACCATCTGGATACTGTGGAGTCACACAATAGCGTCCACCATGCACATCTAGGTCTCCTGAGTTGTCAAAGATGTAATCATTGGTGAAATATCCAAAAGCAAAGCCAGGAGGTCTCAGACCCGACCTTAGAGTAGTATCAAGAATGTATCCTGACTGTAATCTTTGTATTGCTCCTCCTGTTGGAGTCTGATAACCATAAGGACCGTAAATTGGATTACCATCATAAGCAAATCCAAGTATAGGTGAGTGGAAGGCGTTAGGTGTCTCAATATTACCCGAATCAATGTTATCTCCAAGTTGGAATCTAAGTTTTTGTGGAGGATAGATACCGATTGTCTGTAATTGGAAGGCAGGGTTCGTACTTGGTTTAGTAAGTAGCGAATCTTCGTCACTTATGATAGCATCGTTCTTTAAAACTTGGTTTATTGTCCACTCTTTAACATCTGCTATAAATTTAGCAGATTTACCTCTATTTTGAAGATCCAGAGTTGTTGTCGCTGAATCATAACCAATACCACCATCAAGAATCGTAATACCAGTTATTTTATTGTTAGTAATGATTGGTTTGATATCTGCAAAACTACCTGTGGGACTATAGACGATAATATCCGAGTCTGGACGGTATCCTTTACCAGCAGCAAGTATCTGAACGTCTACAATTGATCCGTCAATGATAATCGGCTTCAATAGTGCTGTAGATACCACTGTAGCGATTCCAACATCAGGTCTCCTGTGGAAATCCATGATATTAGTGCAACCGTAACCAACACCACCCTCTTCTAAGTAAACACTTTCAATTTCACCAAACACTAACGGTTCGAGCTCTGGTTTGATAATAGTTGTAGCAGCGATACCAGATAAACTCTCTACGTTTACTACTATAGGTGGGTATTTTATAGTATGTTTGCCTGATCCAAATCCACTAATTACAACTGTTTTATTTTTGTTATAATTCGTTAGATTTCTTTGTGAGGAAACACCAACATCACATAATCTGAATCTATTGCTGTCAATTACCTTAACTGCATATTGTGTTGTTGTAGAAAGACCGCTTGCAACAGTTCCTTCAGTAGAATATTCAACAATCTCACCATTTCTGAAATTATGATTATATGCAAGTACATAATCATCAGATGTACTAATACCAGACTGTGTATCTCCGTTTACTGATCTACCTTGTATAATTACTTTCTTATTTGAGTACCCAGAACCAGAGTTTTTGACATAAATCTTGGTTATTGTATTTTTAGCTAACAATGAAGTAAACTTATGGAAACCATAACTGATATTTCCAATGTCTACTGTATTGATGCCTACTTTTGCATCTTCTGGTGTTTTGAATAACTTAATTGTCTTCTCATTGACGACACCAGCATAGTATGTCGATCCATCAACGATATTAACGATAGGTGGGTTGCCTCTAGAGTCATATACTATAGCTTCACCTTCTTCAAAGTTATGTCTCTCTGGAAAGGTGACACTTTCATCAAATGTATCAACTGATGTACCATCAGCCTTGAAGTTGGATACTAGATTACCTCTGACAAGGTTAGATTCAAGAACTGCACCACTTCCGTTACCACCACTAACAGTGATCTTGGGTTTCTCTTGATATCCGATGCCAGGAGTAACTAATTTGACTTCTCTGAAAGATCCAGATACGTTAGCATGAGCAACAGCACCAAATCCCTGAGAATCATTAATAATCAGTGGAGGACCTGTAATAACATCATAATCTTGGCCTGGATTTGTAACTTCTAGCTTGG